GCCAGCCAGTTGAGGACGTAGGCTTTCTTCTCCTCGCCGCGCCCGCTGCCACGGTAGATTTGCTCCGCAGCCGTCACAGCGATTTTCACCCAGGCATTGATCTCCGCCTGCTGCTGGGCCGTGGTCCGGCTCTTGATATAGGGAATGACCACGGCGGTGATGACGGCAGCCACAAGGGCAGCCGCCGCTTCAATGATGGTCGTAATATCCATGATGTGCTCCTTCCTTTACTCCACGATTTCCCAGTCGTCGGCCAGCATATCCGCCTGGCTTGCAAGCCATCCCATTTGCACGCCGGAAGTGCCGCAGAATGCGATGGCCTTGTTGCCGATAGCCTTGTGGTTGGCGTTGACGATTGTGCCATCCGGGGACGTGTAACTGATGGCAGAGGCCAGCTCAATGTGCTGGTTCTTTCCGTTCCAGCCCGCCCGTCTGCACTTCTTCCCCTTCTTCATGGCCTCGATAGCCAGCCCGAAGTTCATACTGTCGATGGGGCGGTACGCCGCCTCGAACACGGCCTTGGGGCTGAAACTCTCGTACCCGTCCGGGTAGCAGACCTTATAGCCCTCCTCCACGGGGAACACGCCCTTGGGGATGGGCTGGTCCTCCTCGTAGACCTTACAACCCATGCGAATAGCGGGGACCGCCTCAATGATTTTCGTGCCGATATAGGTTTTCATTTCGATTTCCTCCTTTAGCAATCTCGTTTGATTTTCTTCTCCGGTGCGTTGCTCTTGCCGAACACCACCCCGTCGTTGTGCTCGAAGATGTTCTCCACCACCTTGAGGACGTTCACGCCCAGGATGGTCTCGATGGCCTGCTCGGACAGGTCAACCACCGGGAACACTTGGCCCAGGCGCACCGTGGCGTACAAGGCGATGAGGTAGGACATCGTGACCCACCCCAGCGCGGCGATCTGCGTTGTCACGAACAGTCGCCGCGTGGTTGTCTTAATGTTCTTCATCTCGTACCGCCTCCAGATGGTCAATGCGGTGGTGTGCGGACTTGGCGCTGGCCTCCACGGCAGCCAGACGGCCCTCCACCGCTGTGTTGGTCTTGCGCTGCTCTCGCTGTTCCGTCTTGATCTCGTCCGTGTTGGACTTGATGTACCCCAGCTCTGTCAAAACGGTGCCGAGCTGTTGGCCGCTGCTCCTGTCGTCTTTCCCCTTGTTGCGGGAGAAAGTGGCATAACTGATGACAGCGCCCAGCACCGTGCATACCAGTCCCACAATGATGTTCCACTCCATTGGTATCACCTGCCTTTCCCATTGAGCATATCAAAGCCCCACGTTCTTTTCGCCCCGAAGCAGATAAAAATTTGAAAGAGAGGGTCCACCTATGAAAGCCTTGGTCTATATCGTGTGCGTCGCCGTAGCAGCGATGGTGCAAACCGCCATAAGCATGAGCGGTGTACAACTCGGCGGCCTCCCTGTGGTCCTGCTGTATGGCACGGCCTTGGCTGTCGCTACCGCCGCTTGCAAGGCCATCCAGCGCAGGAAAGTGCGTCCGGCCATACCGAAGGAACGATGGTACACCTGCCCGAAGTGTGGGCAGCTCGTCCCGGAGGGAAAGCCGTGTGACTGCGAAAGCCTTTCTCCCCAGCCGGGAGAGAAGTTGTGCGGCACACCGTTCATCCAGGCGGGCCAGACCCCGCCCGGAGTTGAAACCGAACAGCCGAAGCCGGGAAAGCGGTCTCCGGTGGTTCCGCTTTGCATAGCCGCTGCTTTGCTGGTGGTATGCACCTGCATCCTTGGCTACCGTGTCTCCGTGCTCACGGCAGCGCGGGATGACCTGGCGGCGGAGAATAAGCAGCTCCAGGCGGAGATAAGCAGCTTGCGGAACGCGTCCGCTCCCTCATTTTCGTCGTGGTCCGAATGGAAAAAACTGTCCGATGCCGGGTGCATCGACATCTCCTATGATGAATGGCTCACATTCATGGGTGAGCGGGAGAATGGGGCTGCCAGCAGCTTCTTGAGGGAAAAGGCAGAGGCGCAGCGTGAGGAAGCGGACCGCGAATACGGGCCGACGGCGTATGGCAGCACCTGCTGGAGGCTCTGGAGTGATTTGTCAGATGCCGGATATACCGGCAGCACATTTGAAGATTTTGCGGAGGCATACTCCGCCCAGACGGGCGGCGGTCTCACGCTCACGCAAGAGAGTACCGGGAAAACCTGGCACTCCAAATAAGAGAAACCGGGCAGCGGATCGCTGCCCGGTCTTTCTTTACCATTCGCTGGTGTAGACGGTCCCCCAGAGGAAAGCCCGCTGCTCGTCGGTCAGGCCGGAGAAGTCCTCCAGCCATTCCCGCACATGGTCGCTCTTGGCCTCGCCCTTCACGGTCTTACCGTCTGCGTCCTTGGTCCCTTCCATCTCGTTGTAGGCGGCGTGGAACAGGACGTACTCCCAGGGTTCGATGCCCTGGGCCTCTGCGTCGTCGGCCTGGACCATCCACTTGGTGCTGACCTCGTACTGTCCGTCGGAATGGTCCGCCAGGGCGCTCTTGTCGGCCAGATCATAGGCCGCCTTGAGCACCTTGTCGCGGGTCTCGTCGTCCATTCCCTGGAAAATAGGGCTGCTCGTCAGGTCGTCGGCCATGCTGCGGTAGTCGCTGGCCCGCTGGTCGGAGTACGCCCGGTAGGCGCTGCTGCCCAGGTCGTCCGCGCCGAAGGTTTCCTCCTTCTCCTTGGCCGGGGCGTATTTGTCCCTGCTGCCGATAAGGTCCCGTGCCCTCTGGGGCAGGGTGTAGTCCGGGTCCTTCTCAACGGCCTTGTTGTAGCGGCTCCGCATGGCGCTGTCGATGCTTGCGCCGTCCACGCCCATGCTGTTCATCAGGTCGTCCCTGATGTGCTGGTAGGTGTCCATGTCGCCCTGCTCCAGCGCCCGGTACAGAATGGCGTAATAGCGGCTCTTGTTTCCGGTGTTGGAGATGTTGTAGATAGCCTTTTCCATCTCATACTGGAGCGGGATGTTGCCGGTCTCCACCGCCGCACTCCGGGCCAGGCCCCACATATCCCGCGTCAGGTTGGAGGCCGGGATGCCGAACATCTTTGCACCGGCGGCCAGCAGTCCCTTGAGGGCGTAGGCCCTGGTACGCTTGCCCTGGCCGTCGGCGCTCTGGATGGCCGTCTGTCCGGCCTGGATAAGGTCGGACACGATCTCCATTTCCGTGCGGGACACGTCGTAGCCCTGCATGATGGACAGCGCGTCCTTCACGAAGGGAATTTGCCCCAGGGGGTTCATGTTGCTGCCGACGTTGCCCTCCATGATGGCGTTCCAGGCTTTCTCCCAGGGGGTCTCCTCGTCACCGGAGATGCCGGTGAACGCAGCCCGGAAGCGCTCCCAGTATTTTTTATCTTCGTCATCGTCGCGCATGGCGTCGATAAGGCTCTGGGCCAGAGCGTTGACCACGTTCGTCACCACCAGGGCCGTGGCCGCCCGGCCCATCGTCTTGATGGCCTTGCCGCGCTTCTGGCTGTTCTGTTCGTAGCGCACCTGGTCATAGGCCCGCATCAGCAGGTTGAGGCTCATGATAGGCTCGCCCATGAAGCTGGTCGCCTGCTTCACCACCGCGTTGCTGGAGCGCATGATGTTAGACCGCTGGAGAACGCCGTCTACCACCTGGGTCTGGTCGATGACTTCCGCGAACAGCTTTGCCGTCTGCCGGTAGAACGCCTCGCTGCCCTTGGTGAGGCCCTGGTGTTCCCGCGCCGTGGCCCACTCGCAGGCGTTCCACAGCTTGCCCCAGGTCACGGCGTCTGCCGCGCCCGCAGGGGCGGAAAGGGCGTCGTTCAGCTTCCGCACGTTCGTCCGGTTGTCGAACAGCGTCTCGGTCATCTTGTAGGGGCTGGAGATGTCGAAGCCGCCCGCATCCTTCCGCATGGCGATGGGGGAATATTGCAGGGCTTTCTTCCATCCGCTGCCCCGCGTAACGCCTCTCGCAAGGCCCCGCGCCATGTCCTGGGGGTCCAGTACCGCCGCCGCCCGGAAGAACGCCGTGGGCTGCTGGATGACCACGCGGATGTTCGCGCCCACGGCTGCGCCCTTGAAGCCGCCGATGGTCTTTCCGGCGATGTCCCACATGGGGCTGTCGCCGGGGGCGTTGATGCCGTTCTGGATGTCCTCCATCAGGTTGTGCCAGTATTTTTGACTGCCGGGGCCGCCCACGCGGTCCAGCAGGCCCTTGATGGTCTTGCCGGTTGGGTTGCCCTCCTCGTCCCGGAACTGGTAGTTGAACAGGCGGTTGATGTCCTCCATCGTGCAGAGCCAGGAGGCATAGTCCGTCATGTCGGAGGCGTGGTTGGCAAAGGTGGTGAAGATGCCCGCCAGGTCCAGGGCGTTGCTCGCGTGGGGCATCGTGGTCTTTGCCATGCCGATGTTCTTAATGGAGCGGGTGTTGTTGCCGCCCTTTTCGATGTTGCTGTGCAGGCCCTCCTTGGCCGATTTGATGGGCCAGTAGTCGCTCTCGGTGAACTTCTTATAACCATAGGCTTCCATGCTGGCCTTGTTGCCGTAGTCGGCCAGCACGCCACGGGTCAGTCCTTGCAGGCCGTCCGCGATCTTCACCTGCTCCGGTGTCAGCGTCCCGGTGATGTTCTCCAGGTCGCCCTCCGTCAGGCGGATGCTGTCCGTGCCGCGCCGGATTTGCGAGGTTTTGATCTCTGGCTGGACCACGCCGCCCTTGAGCAGGTGGTCGTGGGCCTGCTTGCGCTTCACCAGCTCGTACAGCTCCATCACCTGGGCCGTGGAAAGGGTCAGTTTCTCGCCTCGCTCCGTGGTGAAGGTATGCGTGGTCGCCTCCAGCTTCTTCACCGTCTGGGGGTCCACGATCTTGCGGACCTCCTCGGCCACATGGTCCACCATGAGCTGCTGCTGGTCCTGCGCGTCCCGCAGCATCCGGTAGACCGCCTTGCCCGCCTCTCCGTAATGGGAGAAGAAGGTGTACGGGGTCTCCAGGTCAATGAGGGCGTGGTTGCGGGTCAGGCTGTTCTTGGCTCGGCGGCTGCTGGTCCCGATGGAGAGAGCCTGCGCCCAGTCCGCCGTCCTGGCGTACTTGGCCTTGGACAGGACTTTCCCCGCCGTGTTCACGCTGTGCTCCACGGCCTTGACCACCTGCCACACGGTTTGAAGCTGCGCCACGCTCATGTCGGCCAGCTTGGTGTCCTTCATGGCGATGACCGCATCAAAGCCGCCCTTGATGCCGTCGGCGTCGCTGCCCAGCAGGGAGGGGTCAATGACCATATCCCCGCCCTCGGCCACGATTTTGGCGTACTGCTCCTTGAGGGCGCGGAACGCCTCGGTTCGCTTGGTGGGAGTGCCGCTGCCATCCTTCACCCGCTTGCCGTTCTCGTCGAGGGTGTACTGGCTCTCCTGGTTGATGCTCTCCAGCATAGCGGCCACGCTTCCGCGCATGGCCTCCGGGATGTGATGCTGGTCACTGGGGCGGAGGAGCTTCTGGGACAGGGCGCTTGCATGGCGGGTGATTTTGGCCCGCAGCTCACGGGCTGCCCGGCGTTCCCGGCCCGCTGCGTCCTTGGCCGCATAGCGGTCTTTCAGAGCGTCCATCTGCCGCACGCGGGTCTCCCGCTCCTTGGCGATGGCGTTCTGTACCCGCTGCCGGTTCTGCTCCCGCAGTTCCGCCAGGCGGGCAGCATTTTGCTCCCGCACCTTCTGTATCCGTTCTGCATTCAAACGCTTCTGCTTGGCAAGTTCCCGGCCTCCGGCCATTTTCTCGCCCAGGATGGCTTGGTCCAGCCGTTCCTCGCTCCGGGCTTTCAGCTCTGCCAGGCGGGTGGTGTACTGCTCCCGCACCTTCTGGACCTGCTCCCGGCCCTTGGCCTTGGCGTTCTCCAGCTTCAATGCCTGCTGGTCCGCAAAGGTCTTTCGCGTCTGGGGCAGGTCGAAGAAGGTCTCCATGATCTCGTTCGCCGCGCCGGTCACAGCCTGGTCCATGTAGCGGGAGAAGGGGTTGTACTCGTTGATCTCGCTGATGCCGTCCAGCACTTCCACGATGTGGAGGAGCTGGTCCGTTGGGTGGGTCTGCTCCTGCTCGCCGAAAAACTCCGGCCAGCGGGAGGAAAGCTCCTGGTACACCTGGTCGATGTTGGTGTGGCCCTCGCTGCCCAGGTTCA